ACGGCTTGGGCTGCCGAGCTCCGGTCATTTGGTAGTAGTGACCCTCGGCGGCTCCGGTGGCGATTTGATCGGGAGCGTAGCGCCCGATCGACTGGGCGATCTTCTCAACTTCCTTAGCCGGCAGCGGCGGATGGCAGCGGCTGCAATTGGTCACGTGGAGACTGGCGACGATCTCCGCGCTGGTCATGCCGATACGGCGCATCGTCCCGGCGATCCGGGCCAGCGTGTCGTTCCGGTGACCACTGGGGATGGGGTTGCCGTCCCCAGGCTCGGTCTCCCGTACGACCACTTCCGCCCGGGGCGCTTTGGACTCAAGAGCGTCGATCAACCATTTCGGCGGTTCGTCGAGATCTCCCGTGAGCTCAAACTCCGGCATCCACTGATAGCCTCCGCCCCCTTCGAGAAAGCTGGGCGGAGCCACGACGTAGCCGCCATCGGCTCGAGTATCGACTCGCGGCGCGATCTCGCCGGCGGTGTTCCGGAAGCCGCCCCCGGCCGGCTGCTTAAAATACCGGTGGCTTCCGCCCCGGGGCGTTCGACAAACAGGGCACCCGATCAGGTCGTACGCACGCTCCCCCAGCGTCGACAACCAGGGGTTCGTACGACCATCAATGTCGATCACCAAGAGCCCGTCTGTCGCGATGCCAATGTTGTAGTCGGGACAGTTGGTCCAAGTTTCTTCGATCAGCTTGGCGTCAGTTGTAGCGTCCAGCAGACCGCTTTCACTGGCTGGTTCTTTCTTGCCAGCCAGCAAAGGAAAAACTCGGTACCCGAGTTCGGCGTAGGACAGCGCGGCTTCTAGCAGATCATCCATGACTAAAACGGAACCTCATCATCAATCAGGCTGGGTGCGGGCTTTTCTGGCAGCACCCGATCTATCACCCGCGGCCATTTGCCCTCCCGAAGCACCGTGATCTGACTCGGCCTGGCTACGCCCCCCATGCGGGCGATATCGACGGCATGCTGAGCCGACTCGGGAAACGGATCGTTGGAATGCATCAGCCACCAAGCCGCGGCCTTGTCGGCGGCGAAGCCCTGGTGCTCGACGCACACCCACTCCGAAAACCGCTGGCCGATCCCGCACATATAGTCAACGCGGAACGTCTTGGGCGCGTATTCGTCGGCGTCTTTCTTGGTGTGGACGCAGTAGAAAACGTCTTTGACTTCCCAAACTTCGGGCGGCTGCTGGCTCGAGAGCACGGCCTCTTCGGCGGCTTGCGTGCCGTGCTTAGGCTTGTTGTCGACGGGGAAAGTAAACTTGCACTCCGGACAGATTGAATACGCCGCCAACACGATCTCGCGACATTGCGGGCACTCTTTCATGGGGGCGGCGCCGCTTCCGGATCCTCCGGACGTTCGCGGCTGGATAGCATCGATCGGCCCATGCCGTTTGATGTTGCCGGCGAAGTCGAGCACCAGGCAGTTGGTCTTGGATGGATCCGTCCGCAAGCCCCGGCCAACCTGCTGGTAGTACAGCCCCGGGCTGAGTGTTGGCCGCAGCATGGCGATCGCATCGACGTTCGGGGCGTCGAACCCGACCGACAGGACGTTGACCGAAACCAGATACTTCAGATCGCCCGCCTTGAATTCTTCGACCTGCTGGTCCCGGGCACCGCTTTGGGTCTCGCCGCACACCAAGCCCGCCCCGTGGATCAGTTCCTGAAGGTGAAAGGCGTGGGCAACGCTCGCCGCAAAGATCAGCACCGAGTGCCGATCCTTGGTGAGCTCCAAGATCTCAGAGACTGCGGCGTCGACCAGCTGCGTCGTGTCCATCAGTCGGGCGACTTCGACCTGGACATATTCGCCGCCGCGGATGTGGAGGCTGTCAGTATCCGGCTTTTTCTTTCCCGCCTTGGATCGCACCGGGCAGAGGTAGCCCTGCATGATGAGTTCGGGGATCGACGCTTCGTAGCACACGTGATTGAGGAAATGGTCGGGGTCGGCAATCGTTCCTTCCTTCATCCGATACGGCGTCGCCGTCAGCCCCACGACGCGGACGTTGGGATTTACCAGCAAGGCGTCCTTGAGGAACTGCTGGTACATCCCGTCGCCCTCGAGCGGGATCAGGTGGGCTTCATCAACCAGGATCAGGTTGAACGGCCCGAGCTCGCCGGCTTTGTCGTAGACGGACTGGATCCCGGCAATGATGACTTGCTCGCGGGTCTGCCTCGAATTAAGCCCCGCCGAGTAGACCCCAACGCTAGGGATCCCCTCGAGCTTTTCGGCCGCCTGGCGGAGCAGTTCCTTCACGTGGGCCAGAATGAGCACGCGTCCGCCCCACCGCAGGGTGGCGTCCTCTACGATCTGGCGAATGACGATCGTCTTTCCGCCACCGGTGGGGATGACGACCAGCGGATTGTCCTTGCGGGTCCGGAGGTGTTCGTAGACGGCAGCTACGGCGTCGGTTTGATATTGCCTCAGCATGCCGACCGCCTTTCGGGCGATTGGCCATGTTCGAAGCGGGCGCTGCGGGCGGCAATGATGGCGTGCAGAACGCGATTCCAACCAGAACCGTTATCTGCAATTACGTTGCAACATAAAACGTCCCAACAATGATTGCAGATCGTTCGGCGGTCTGGGTTGAAGTCTCGTAACGCGATTCCGTCTTGATAAAGGAAGGTCAGCCAAGTACTGGCCCCGCCCCCTGAGTCTGTCAGATCAAACGCAAACAGCGTCAACGGTCGCTCTCCGACGCCACCCTCAGCCAAGAGTACGGGATATTCCCCATACGAAAGCTCGCGGCAGCGCTCGCGCTCTTCGGGGTCGGCGTCGCGGCCTTTGACTTCGAACCACAGCCCGAACTGCGGCAGAAAGAAGTCGGGCAGGTAGGGCCCACTCGGCAGCAAGAACCCTTCGGTTTCGTACTGCCACTGGATCCCGAGGTGGTCGAAAAAGACTGCGTATCGCGCCTCGAGTCGGCTGCGAAAACGATAGCCCCACAGCACCGTATCAATTGCTTTAAGCATGCCGTCGATCCATCAATCCGTGGCAACACAAATCAAAGGCAACCGGGTGGAGTCGAACCACCGACCGGCGAGTTAGAATCTCGCTGCTCTATCCTGCTGAGCTACGGTTGCTTGCGGGCAATCACCAAGGCGGCTTGCCCGAGTCGCCATTGGCCGGGGCCGTGGCGACCGCCCCGTCGGCCAAGGACTTGTACCCCTTGATCCGGTTCTGCATGTCGCCGGTGTCTTTGCGATTCTCAAGGCCGACCGTCAAAAACAAGGGTCGGTTATGGAGCTCTGCCGAATCATTAGGCGTGAGCACGTTGACGGCTCGGCAGATAGCGGACAGTTCGCTCTTGGCGATCTCAACTGCCTGCTTGTTGGGGTTGTCGAGATTCAGATTGGCGAACAGCTTGCGGCCTTTGTGGGGACCGTCGACAACTTCAAACTCCAGCGCCAGGAACGAACCGTTGTCCTTGCTGTTGCGCTTCATCTCGCTCGAGCTGACCGCCGCCTTGTAATCGCCGGCCGGGATGGGGGTGCGAGCGGTTTGCGGTTCGACCTTGGAGGCGTCGAACCCAGTGAGGGTAGCCATACTTTTTCTCCTGAACTAAAGAACACGAAACACAAAAACTTGATTCACTTGCGGAAGTAGTCCGCATACGCTGGCCAGCTAAGCGCGATCTCTTCTGGCATGCTGAGGCGGTTCTTGGCCTTGCAGAACGGCTTCTCCTGTGTGCGAAGAATCCGCTCGTTGCCGCCGATTGCCTTGACTGAGGTTTTGCCGAAGCCTTCCTCGGTTGTCTTGGTGTAGACCTTGTAGCTGGCGAACAGCACTTCATCGCACCACTCTTGCAGCATCGCCGAAGCGATCTTATGCAGGGCGAGCATGTGCTGGCTGTAGTTTTCGCCTTCAGGGTTCTCGAATTTCTCGACCTTGGAGTGGGCGATCAGAATGATGCCCATCCCTTTGACGTCGCGCAGATAAGTGAGTGCCCGCAGTAACTTCGCCCACCAGTCCGACGCAGCGTTATAGCCCTTCCCGTAGCCGATATCGTCGATCGACTGCACGCCCTTTTCGTCGCAGACAGCCTTCCAGATCAACCGCTCGAGCCAATCGAGGCTGTCCACCACCAGGGTCTTGTATGCGTGGTCCTGGGTAGCGAGAGATTGGAGATTCGCTTCCACCTGATCCCAACTGCTGGCCAGCGGGAACTTGGCGCACTCAATGTCGTTGACGCCCTCTTCAGTCGGGAGAAAGATCGGATGGTCGGCCGTTGCCGCCCAGGTGCTCTTGCCGATCCCGTGCACGCCATAAATCAGCGTCCGCCGAGGTTTCTTAATCCGCCCCGTGGTAATTTGCGAGAGGCCATTGGCCGGCGGTGCGACCACTGGCGCCGTATCCGGGATGTCCATTACGGCCGTAGCTACGTTGTTCATGCGATTGCCCTTTCAGAATGAAAACGAAACTCTTCAACACTTTGCTCCATAACTGAAAGGTCGGGACGCCTTTCATTGATGGCGAGAAACTCAGAGCGAATCTCGCGCAGCTTGGCTTCGTTGCGGGCGCGGTGCTCGTCGAGCTTGGCCTGCTTCAGTTGCCAGACGACGCACGTGGCCGCGTCGGACTTCTCGCAGGCGATGAGGTAGTACGGCAGCTGTTCGCCGGTGACGATCTTGGCGATGGCCTGGTAGAACGCCGCCTGGGTGGTGTAGCCGTACTCTTCAATCGAAGCCGAAAAGCTGCTGATATCGGAGGTTGATTTGTAGTCGACGATCCACTTGTCGGCGGTCAACCAATCAATGCGAATTTGGCAGGGGAGGTCGCAGTAGCTTTCGCGGGCGACTTGCTCGGGTAGACCAGCGGAGAGAAGTTTGCCCGCGGCTTTGTGGCGCTGAACGCTGGCCGCCATCCGTTTGGCGAGCTCCACCGACTCAGTCCGGACGGCATGTTTCTTTTGCTCAACGGCCCACGCCTGGAACTTCTGGCTCTCTTCGCCAAACGTCTTGCGAGTGCGGGGGTTTACCGGGCCCCCGACAATGTATTGATCTTCGAATGTTTCAGGCTCCATCAACAGCACGTGAGCTAGGCGGCCGAACGCGAAGACTTGAGTGTCGAGCCTCGGGTGGAGCATTCGATTTCGCCACTCATTGATGCTTTCATGCGCCGCGATCAGCAGGTGACTCGTCATGTAGACGCCGCTCCATCGGTGGTACTGCCAGTCGGGTTCGGTGAAGAACGTGGCGCTGCGGTCCCTGGTTTGGATCATGTGGCCGCGGCGGGGTGATTCGTCGGTGCTCATTGGGTTACTTCCAGTGAAAGGCGGACGCCCGACTGGATTGCGACTAGCCCGCACACAACAGTCCAACCCAAACTGAGTGGTTTCTTGTACTTGGCGAACATCGTCGCGTTACCACCGGCGACAATCACGTTCAGGTAAAAGACAAGTAGCGTGCTCATCCCCTCTCGCTCCCTTCCGGTGCGGCGGGATTCTCAACCGGAATGACCACCTTGTTTCGATAGACCAGCGCCACGGCAGGCCGGAAGTCAGCCCAGTGGCACAAGATTGAGTTGCAGTTGGCGTAGCCGATTTGCTTCGCTAGTGCGTCGGGCTCAATGATGGTGTCGCTATCAGGCTCAAGTGCCATCGTCAGTTGCCGTAGCACCTCACAGGCGGCTTCGTTGAGTGCGTCCGGGGCGAGCCGCTTTTCGTCCGTGGTAAAGAACACCAGCAGCACTTCGCCCCACCACACGCTCGCCTCGTAGGCTTGCTGCGGTTCGCACCAATTGCACGCCGATTCGACCTCTAAAACGGGGATGATTTCGAACATCACGCACCTCGCTTTCCAACCACGTCGGCAGACAAAAGTTGCTGCGACCGGCTCGCGGG